GATTTATTGGTGATTCAAAAATGTGGCTTGAAGCAAATAAAGCGATGAAATCAGCTATCAACCTTCCGTGTTATCGCAGGAAATGAGTTTTACAGATAACTGGTCAGACGAAGAATTCATTCGTCAGATGAAAGAATTAATCGGTAACGAAGGAGATATTCATGTCACTTGCAACCACAGTGAAGGAGAGCAAGTTACAGAGGCGCATGTACACGCAGAAAGCTCTCTGGTATCGCCATAATGGTGACCGCGAAGGAATGCGGGTATGCCTTAATTTGTCCCGAGTCGAAGTATTAAATCAGCGTTATTTCCTTGGGCCGTGTCCATTCTGAGAACAATCATATGAGCAAAGAATTTTACGCAAGACTGGCAGCTATTCAGGAGAATCTGAACGCGCCAAAGAATCAGTACAACTCATTCGGCAAATATAAATACAGAAGCTGCGAAGATATTCTTGAAGGCGTTAAGCCGTTACTGAATGGCCTGTTTTTATCAATCAGCGATGAAGTTGTGTTGATTGGTGATCGGTATTATGTGAAAGCCACGGCAACTATTACCGATGGCGAAAACAGTCATACGGCAACCGCTCTTGCACGAGAGGAAGAAAGCAAGAAAGGAATGGATTCTGCACAAGTTACGGGAGCTACAAGCTCTTATGCACGCAAGTATTGCCTCAATGGTTTATTCGGCATTGATGATGCGAAAGATGCAGATACCGACGAGCATAAACATCAGCAGAACGCAGCAGCAAAGCAATCAAAACCATCACCTACACCTGAACAGGTTCTAAAAGCATTCACTGACGCAGCAATGCAGAAAAACACCGTAGAAGAGCTTAAACAGGCGTTCGCCAAAGCGTGGAAGATGCTCGAAGGCACACCGGAGCAGCACAAAGCGCAGGACGTTTACAACATCAGACGAGACGAATTAGAAGGAGCTGCTGCTTAATGGCACATTCGATTACTGTAAGACTAAACAAGCCCGCAAGAGAGTTTCAGGCCGGGGAAAATATCGGATTCAACATCCGTGCTGGCGTTCAGTATTACGATCGCCAGACAAAAAAGAAAGAATGGACAAACTACAGCGCCGTTGTATTTGCCAAGCCGGGAGCGCAAGCGGATTACTACCGTAGTGTTCTTGTTGAAGGTGGCATTGTGGAAATTACCGGAGAAAACATCAGGGTTGATGTTTATCAGGGGCAAAATGGTCAATCAATCACTCTTGAATTACTGAATGCAAAGATTGGATTTGCAGCTTCAGGAAATGGCCCGCAGCAGCAAAGTAGTAACCAGCAGAACACTCCTGTATACGACGATTCCATCCCATTCTGATTTAGAAAAATAAGGATTTAATTATGCCAGCGCCTCTGTATGGTGCGGATGACGCGCGCCGCTGTTCCGGCAATTCCGTATCGGAGGTGCTGGATAAATTCAGAAAAAACTACGATCGGATAATGTCGCTACCGCAGGAAACGAAAGAGGAAAAGGAATTTCGCCATTGTATATGGCTTGCAGAGAAAGAAGAACGCGAGCGAATTTACCAGACATCAATCCGACCATTCCGCAAAGCCACATATACCCACTTCCCTGAAATTGACCCGCGCCTGCGTAATTACCGCTCACGCTATGGCGCTATCAGTAATGACTGAGGAATTTACCATGAGAGGACTTGCATACAATCCCGGCATTCTTCCGGCAGAAATGATTATTCGCCAACGCGTAAAGCCAATGCCATCGAGAGAGTAATTGCTTAAGAGAAAGAGTTTCGGTTCTGTTAATGACAACAAATATCTGAATGCTATGTGGCGGAGTGGGAAAAAATGAAACAAATGTCACTAATTGAGATGGATGGTTTTCTGAAAGGTAAATGCATCCCACGAGATCTAAAGGTTAACGAAACAAACGCTGAATATCTTGTCCGTAAGTTCGGTGAACTTGAATCAAAACTGGAAACGGCGTTGCGGGAGTGTCGTTCTGCTGGAATCACGATTGATAACCTTGAGGCCAAGTGCGCGGCGCTGGCAGCGGAGAGTGCGGGGATGAAGAAGTTCTGCAAAGACGCTGCATTCGATGCCGATTACGAAGCAGAGCTAGGTATGGAGCGTGGTTTATTCAGTGATGCGCTTAACGAAATCAAAACCCCAGCCACCGATGCTTTCCTGGCTGAAGTACGTGCGGAAGCACGCAACGAGGGTATTAACTATGCCGCAAGCCGTCTTGCTGCTGCTTTCAACCACGGATTTATCAATAAGTCTTTACGTGAAGTTTTCGATGTTACGCGCATGATTCTGTCAGCGAAAGAAGAGTTGGCTAATGAACCGCATCCGATTGATGGCCTGTCTGGTGAATATGCGGAGAAATCCCTTGAAGAATGGGCGGAACAGATTCGCAAAGGAGGCAACCAGTGAGCCTGATTGACTATCAGGCACTGCGTGCCAAGGCAGAAAAAGCAACGTGTGGTGTATGGTCGCTCGAATATGGAGAGAGCCGATTTGATTGTGATGATGCGTTAATTCATCGTGAAGTTGTTGGATATCTTCCCATTTGCAGAATTGAAGGAGCACATCCAGAAAGCGGTTTCGATGAAGATTTCCAAATGGAACAGCAGGCCAATGCTGAATTCATCGCCGCAGCCAATCCGGCTACTGTGCTGGCATTACTGGATGAACTGGAAAGAAACCAGCAATACATCAAACGCCGCGATCAGGAGAACGAGGATATTGCGCTAACGGTAGGGAAACTGCGTGTTGAGCTGGAAGGCAAAGACAAGCTGATTGCAGAGCTTGGAAAACAATGCGCCGAATGGGAGCGAAAAGCATTAAGCAACTTTGAAGAGTGTGCTGCGATGGCTGAACGTATCGAAGAGATGAGTAAGCAAAGTTGCGAAGCCCGGGAGCGTGATTTGTTTGAATCATGGGTAATGCATTCAATTTGTATCTCCAAATCGACGCTTGAAGGATTGCGTACCGAAACTGGATACCGTAACGCAACCTTATCAGGCACAGACTTCAACCGAATGTGGAAACAATGGAAATCTATCCGCGCTACTGGCATTCGCATCAAAGGAGAGTGAGATGTCGCTGACGGTTAGGCAGTTAATCAGCAAGCTCAGAAAAATGCCTCCTGAGGCTGTCGTGGTCTGGCAGGGCTATGACCAATCAGAGGGTGAGTATAACGACTTTGTAGGTCATGTTGCTGATGTTACAGATGAGAATGCACCATCTTTTGACCCAGAAGTGCGCGTTGTGGCGCTAAGAGGATAACCCATGACCACTATTACCAAAGAGCGACTACTGACAATCAAGCAGTGGCGCGAAACATACGGACCTGGTAGCAACGTTGTACTGCCAGCAGAAGAAGCGGAAGAACTGGCACGAATTGCTCTGGCATCGCTGGAAGCAGAGCCTATTGGTGAGGTTTCAGAGAAGCGACTCGGCCTTGTTATGGATGGAACGGTAGACCTTGGCGGGAAATCAACTTATCGCATCATTAAGGGAGAAAAAGCGATGAAGTTGTTGCCGCTGGGGACGAAGTTTTATACCGCACCGCCAGCGCCGATAGCGTTGGAGGCCATTGAAAATGCAATAGAATACATCCGCAGTATCGCTTTTCACATCGATGAAGACGATTACCACGGCAAACATATTGCGTATTTCATGCGACAAGCATTGGCCTGGCTGGAAGGGCATTCATGCAGTGATGACAGTCAGGGCAAATCCGATAATTCACCATTGCCGCGCTACCAGGTGATCGAATTAACAATGCTGGTTAAACAATTGGTCAGCCAACTGAAAAAAGCAAAACCTGATTGCAAATTACCTGATAGGGCGATGGATTATCTTTTGCGAAACGGACTGGTAAGTGCGGAGGATGTTTTACGATGACCATTTCTACAAAAAAGCCTCTTTATGCTGAGGTTCACAATGTTCCTGATGATTATGAGTTCACTGACGAGGAACTAAACAGAATTATTGCAGGTGATATGTTCACTCCTCGTCAGGCCGCAATAATGGCACGGGAGATACAGAAACTCCGCGCCGCCATGCTTCATGGTGCCGAACCTGTAAGCCAAACTTACAAGTCACAACATACGCAGTTTGAACAAGTTGCTGACCTCTACGAAATGCAATTTGATGACGGTCGCACTTGTGCCTTTCACACTGATGCGCAAAAGGCTGCGCAATGGCTTCAGGCATGCGACGGAAACAGGGTTCAGGAATACGTGAAGCTGGAGCGATTGCGTAATGCGCTATCGGGCAACTCTCCGGTAACTCCGGATGGTTGGATATGCTGTAGTGAGCGAATGCCGGATAAGTTAATTCCGGTAATGGTCATGTATGAAGACGGTGAGATGTGGTCTGCAATGTGGAATGGCAATCGCTGGGATGATGGCACCGAATATCCGGATCCGCACTCAGTTACGCACTGGCGTGAAATGCCAGCAGCACCGCAGCAGGAGGTGAAGTGATGGACTCCTTCGCGAAATATACGATTATTGACTGGATAGCATTCCTTCAGGTTTTGCTCATCTGGTTTTATATGGCTTACAGGAGTGGGCAGTGGATTGTCAGTGTAGCCTGTAGCAAGGGATGGCGTTGGTGGAACCGAAAGAATAAAAAAGCGCTGGCCTTGGATTCGTTTTACGAAGCATTCAATCTTAACAGTCTTCAGCCTGGTGAGGTAGCCTGAGTTTAACGGACACTCCTTCCTGAAATAGAATGGCATCAGAAGGAGCTA